TAAAAAAGGTGAGCTTGTAAAATATAAAGTTCCTATATTAGATGATTATTATTATAAATTAGTTTGGGTAAGACCAAAAAAATATAGTAAATGTAAAATAATGCCATTAGGCAATTTTAAAAAAGAAATAAGTAAATTAAAAACTACATAAATGGGAACTGAATTAACGGCACAATCCTTAACAGTAACAATTACAGAGGCATTAGCTGTAGATCATGCTAATGGTGAAACTAATGATATAGATTTTGCACAAACATACACGCATACGTACGCGAGTATTGCTAATGTTACTAAAAGAATAATTAAGCTAGCCAACACAAATCTTACAGAAATTGCAACATTCGGTAGCGATACGCAAAATGGAGCATTTGTACGTGCAGACATAAGATATATAAGAGTTACTAATTTAGATGCATCAGACGCATTACAAGTAGGTATGGATGATGAAGATTCTGATGCAGCATATACTTCAGTAGCTGCAGATAGTAGTATTATATTTACAGGAACTACTGTTGAAGGTGGTAATGGTGGAACTACATTAGATAATGCTACTGCATTAAAAGTAAAAGGGGCAGCAAATCAACAATTAGAATTATTTATAGCTTCAGTATAATATGCATGTACCAGTAAATAGAGTATTTAATAATGTATCAAGAAATCTTGGTTTAAAAAATTATAGTAATAATTTAGACTCTTGGTCTGAATGGGCTTTTGAAGCAGAGCAGTATATAGGAAGCAACAAAACTTTTTTACAAAAAGAGTTAGTGTATTCTGCAAACTGTGCATCAGCAACTGCAACAGTAGAATTTATTGAAACATATGATAAGCCATTAGATATAATTAATGAGTTTATAGAAATAAATGGCGCAAGATTTACATTTGTAAGAGCTCTTGGACTTGAAACGATAGATATAAGTGTTAATTTTAGCCATGCAAGTAATTTAGTAGATGTACATGCATTAACTGTAGGAGGCAGTTCTGATTTATTAGATACTACTAAAACTCTTAATTCGGTTTTAGAGGGTTTTGTAAGAAAATTTAATGGAGAAACTGCTTTGTTTACAGAAGGTGTTCCATTTGAAAATACTTTAGGAGTAAAAGCTTCATTAAGCGGCACAACTCTTACTTTTACAGTAGATAATCCAGGAATACAAGGAAATGATTATACTATAAATTCTAGTTGTAAATTTAAAGTTACACCTTTTTCAGGAGGTAAAAATCAACTACATAATAAACAGCTTAGACTACCAGATAATTATATTAAAGTATTAAGCGTTAGAGCTGGTGATGCTATTATTCAGCCTACAAGCTCTCAGTATAAAAGCAAAGTTTCTTCTTTGTTAGATAGATTTTATATTAATGGAAATAGAATTAATTTTACCACCAACTACACGGATGATGTTGTAGTTACGGTATTAGCCGTCCCATTATCACAGGAAGGATATCCAATGATATTACAAGGACACGAAGAAGCTGTAGCACATTATATTATGTGGAAACATAAACTTATAGGATATTATGCAGGTGAAGTTCCACAATACATAGTTAAAGATTTAGAAAGAAGGTGGTATCAACTATGTGGTAAAGTAAGGGGTGATGACAATATGCCAACTTCAATAGAGTTATTGAAAATTGGCAAACTATGGAATACAAAAATTCCATTAACATCTTTCAATCCACCATTGTATGACGGATTAAATAGTTATTAATGTCACAAAAAAGCGCACCAAAAGGTTTTAGTAAAGGTTTAGTTACTGATGTAGATCCGCGTTATCAATTAGAAGGATCTTACAGGGACGCTATGAATGTTAAATTAGTAAATACTGATGGAACAACATTTACTATAGAAAATATTAATGGTAATCGTCAAATATTAGATTTAGACGAAATAACAAAATTACATATTTATACAGGAGAAGAAGCAGAATCAGCACAAAGCAATAATTATTTTACTGATATAAATACAGCGCCATTTGACACAAATGGTGATCCAATGAGACAATGTGCAAATATAGTAGGTCATTTTTCATTTAGAAATGAATTAGTAATTATAGTTTGTGGTTATTTATTTTGGAATCAACCTAGAGGATCACAAAATAATGAAGATTTTAGAACTGCTTTTTTTAAAATAGTTTTTGATGCTGATAATAATGTAGAAAAAGTTATAGACTTAAGGGTTGCATATATAAATCCTACTGATGGAAATCAATTTCCTAATTTAAATATGAATCCATTAATAAAATGTAGGGTTGAAGGTATAATTGAAAATGATGCTATATCAAGAATTTATTGGACAGATAATAAAAATCCATTAAGAACATTTTCTTTAAATGATCCTGAGTTATCGACAATGAGTCCATCTGAACTAGATATAACTCCAAAAGCAGATCATAATCAGATTTCATTAAGACAAACTTTAAGTGGATCTTTGCCAGTAGGTGTTTATCAATATTGTTATAAATATATAACAGATTCAGGATCTGAATCAGGTATATCACCATTGAGTAATATATATCATATATCAAATACAAGTAGTCAAAATTATTCTACATATTATGGTGGTACGCCAGGTTCATTATCTAATGATGGATTTTTATTAAGAATTACAAATTTAGATACAAGATTTGATGCAATTGTTATATACGCTGTTTACTACAATGCATTAGGAGCAGTGCCACAAGTTTCAGAAGTTGCAACTAGAAATATTTTAGCTGATGGAGTTGTAGAATTTAAACATACAGCACTTTTAACAGTAATAGAAAATGGTGTAGAAAATATTTTAATTCCAACTAATACATGGGATGTTTGTAAAGATATTGCAATTAAAGATAATGTATTATTTGCAGCTAATCTTAGACAGAAAAGAAATTTTATAACAGAACAAGAATGGAATGTAAAAGTTAAAAGATACACCTTAGATCAAGCAACTGCTGGAGGAAGTGCTGGTGGAGTTTTACACGCAGGCGGATCTCTTTTAACAAATGATCCAAATGTTAAAGATTATACACATCCAATTGGAGAAGAGTATGATCCTGCTTTAGTTACAGAGGCAGGAAGTGCAACTCTTTTTGATTCAACTATAGGTCATATAGGAAATCGTCAACATAATTATTATAGATATTTGCCAACACAAGGAACATGTGTATGGGGTAATGGAAAATTTTTACCCCTTTTAGATAATGCTGGATCTCCTAGAAATATATTAGGAGGAATGAGTCATGGATATTATGCTGGACCAGATACAAATGGTTTAGGTGGATGTATGTTTTCATTTAGACAAATTCCCAAAACATCAGATACTATAATAAATAGAGGTGGTATTTTAGATAATCAAACTCCATTTATCAGTACAAATGTGCCAAGTGACACTATACAAACTGATAATTTAGCTACAGCTACTGGAGCAACAAATAATGTAGATACTGAATATACTGCAAGTTTTAGTATTGGCTCTAATAAAGATCCACATGCTAGTGGAAATAAACGAGGATATCAAAGAGGTGAAGTATATAGATTTGGTGTATTAGTATATGATTTAAATGGTGATCCTGGAAATGTTTTATGGATTGGAGATATAAAAATGCCTGAACATTATGATAAAGCGTGGGAATTAGATTTAGATAGTACAAACTTAGGTAGAGATGCATCTAATAATCAAACAATATGGAGAGAAAATCCTTTTACACAAGATTATAGAATGAGTGTTCATACTGATATGGTAGTGCCAGGTCACGGAGTACAATATGATACTACAAGTTATGACTCACCAGTATCAACTGAGTTTTTAGCTACTACAATATATCAAAATTTATCAACATATGATACTGCAGGTGTTCCGCCACAGATGTATGGATTTTCTGCGGATGCTCCATCGGGTAGACATTACACTATGGATCTAGCTATAGATTTTACATTTAAAATACCTGCGCATGTAAGAAATAAAATATCTGGATTTAGAATTTGTAGAGCAGAAAGAAGAGAAACCGATAGAACTATTATACAATCTGGATTAATAAATCAAATTTGCAATTATGGTGATCCTAGAGGATTAGAATACGGATATATATCAGATAGTGAAGCTGGGGGTATAGATGCAAAAAAAGTACAAGCTGGTGATACAGCATCAATTGTAGGTGAAAATATAGATGAAGTATATGATACAGTATTAAATGGCTATTGTGGTATTAATGCAGGATCTAATTCTGTTGTTGCAAAAGATAGTAATGGTAAGCCTAGATATATTAATGAATCTGAAAGTAATTTACATTTATTGCAAAATAGATATGGATCAGGCTGTGGTGAATTTGGCTCATATGGCTTTGGTGAATTTACTGAAAGTACAACTGATACTGAAAGTCGTTATCATGTACATACTCAAAGTAGATCAGCGGTAATGTATAGTCCTGACAGTACTTTTGGAATAAGACCTTATGCTTTTAGTGGTGATCATGTTCTTAGAATAGAGTCTATTATGAAGCTATATAGTGAAGAAAGATCTAATAATACTGATTTACAAGAGGCTGGAACTTTTATCGGATCTGCTTTAACATTTGGTTATGATTCTTGGAGCATTTTACAAGCAGATAATTCTTCTGTTACTGGCAATTTTACAACTGCTATGGGAGGTGATCCTTTGGCATTGCAATATCAAAGTTTAGGAAATTCAGATGATAAAAGAGAAAAAGGTTTAATATTTTCTACTAAAAAAACAACAAAAGATGATGAATCTGGCGTTATGGTGGGAAAGGTTGCAGTTTTAGATACATATTTTAATCCTTATTGTAGAAACTATCAAGGTTACTATGATGCTGGTTTTAATACTACTCAACAATATGTAAAAATGGGTGGTGTAAATGTATATAGTGAAGCCTTTTTATATACTGTAAAAGATATACCTTCATATGTGGGTACAGGAAATAGTTTTGTAAGTAATTTTAATCCACATCATTTATATAATATTTATGCTATAACTAATGTTTCAGCTAATAGTCAATCGAATCAAAACTATTATTCACTTATTGATAACGCTAAAGAAATTGGACAAGGTGAATTTGTAAGTAAAGACTTTTTTACACAGTATAAAGCTGCAGATTCAGGAGGTGCTTCATCATATATTGAAAATAGAGGTTTTTCTAATTTTACTTTAGGAGCAAGATATTTAAGAAGAGTTAATGCGTATGGTAATAACTGGATGTATGGAAAATCAACTGATACTGCTGGTGTAAATTTAAATTATGAAACTGTTTCGACATTACAAATGGGAACTAGAGCAATTTTATTAAATACAAATAGACCTTTATTTTTTGTTGAGGATGTTATGCAAGTAATAAAGTCACAAGATTATGTGTGGAATAAAGCTTGTAAACCTATAATAGATTCAGATGGATTAGATGCTTTACATGGTACAGTTCCTCAGCCTTTATATGCTTATGGAAATATATTCAGAGTAAATGCAGGACAATATGGTGGACAAAGCCTTGAAGCAATACAAAAAACAAGATGGATAAATGCAGGTAATTTTCATCCTATAAATATAGATGATCAACATCATCATACTACAGTTTTAGGTGGTGATACATTTGTTGGTTTATATTCACATCAAATGACTACATCACCATATCCTGAAAAAAGTTATTCAAAATGGATAGTATTTCCATGTGAATCTTTTGTAAATACAGAAATGAGAAGTGGTTTGCATTTGGGAGCTAATGATCATATAGAGGGGTTTGATCAAGATAATCCACCATTTAGTAATGATTGGTTTTATAATGATGTTTATTCACAAGAAAATAATTTAAAAAGTTATTTATCATTGCAAGATGATGATCAACAATATACTGATTTGCCAGTTGAGATAGCATACTCTAAAACAAAATTATCTGGAGAACAAACTGATGCATTTAGAATATTTCCAATATTTAATTTTTACGATGTTGAAGCTATCTATGGCCAAATAAATAGAATTATTAATTTTCAAAACGAAATACATTTTTTCCAAGAAAATGCTTTTGGACAATTATTAGTAAATCCAAGAACATTTTTACAAGATACATCTGGTGTAGATTCTATATTTACAGGATCTGGAGATACTATTGAATCACATCAATATATATCAATAAAATACGGCACAAAACATATGCATAGTGTTGTAGCTAGTGAGCGTAATTTATTTTTCTTTGACATAAGATTTGCAAAATTATTAAAATATGGATCAGATAAAAAATTAGTTAGTATATCAGATGATTTAGGAACAAGAGATTTATTTGAAAAAGCTGTAGCATATGGTAGATTAAAATCAGAAGAAAGATTTTATGATGCAAAAAGAGTACACTTATGTGACATGCCTTTGTATCATATAGGAGTTCATGGAGCATTTGATTATTCAAGCAACAGTTTATATATGACATTTAGTGATAGATTAAGATTTGATCACTATGATGCTGTTAATAATCCAAATGGAAATTTAATAGAAAATTTACAAGCAACAGATCCATACACAAATCAAAATACAACTACTACTGGAGATTTAGTAATTACTAGTTCTACGATAAGATATAATGAAGATGTTAATGCAGTTATATCTAAATATAGTGTTTATCCACAACAATGGATAGAGCATGATGGATTTTTATATACACCGCAATCTAGACTTCCATGGCTATCATATGAAGATTTAGAAGGAGAAGCATCAATAACTACAGGCTTTAGACATGCTGATGATAATAATTTTGGTAGACGACTACATGGTGTTCATGGTTTATCTGATAGGGTAAATATGCCAGGTTATAATTATTATACACACGAACTTTCTATGGGAGCATTACAATTATGGAAGTGGGAAGGTAATGAAGAAAAAACAAGATTTTTTCAAGACGAATTTTTACATCATCCTTTAGGCATAGGAGTGGCATATGAAGAATTATATGCAGAGGATTCATATCCACTATATGCACAAACAGTAGAAAGTGTAGATGAAGACGGCAATGTAGAAATGTTGTTCGATACTGATACACAAGAAGATTTTGCTAGGAGAATAATTCATAAATCTTATATTGAAAAAATAATAACAGACGCTCCAGGTGAAAACAAAAAATTTGATAATTTAAATATAGTGTCTACAATAAAATCTAATAATAATTCATCGAATAATATTTTATCATATTTAACAAACACAGATGGAACTACAAGAGTTGTAGCAAGAAATGAAGAAAATTTAAATGCATCAATGTATTTTGAAGATTTACATTTTGAATCAGATTCATTCCCAAGAACAAGAATTGATATTAGAACTACAAATACACCTGGATATCCATCTACAACATTATTTGAAGATACATTACACAAATATCGTGAAGGAATATTAAGAATACCTTTACGTAATAGACAATCTACACAAAGAGCTATTGGTACATATTTGAGTGCTAACTTATCTGCAAGAACTACCGAAAAATTTAATATATTTGCAATAATGGCTAAATACCGTAAATCCTACAATTAAATGGAAGATAGATTTAGTATAATGAGATACATGCCCTACCTACAGCCAGGAGGGACTACACTACAAGGAATAGAAGCATTAAATAGAAGAACAAATAATGTAGTACCTGCATTTACACCTTATTCTATGGCTCCTGCACCTAGAACATCATATATGGATTTACAGTCTATGAATCCAGAACCGATTGATCCATTTTTAGATTATCAATCACCAGGATTATTATCAAATTTATCTACAGGTTTACAAGTAGCACAAACTGCACCACAATTACTAAATGTTAAATTAGGTAAACAAACATTTGGTGAGCGATTAGGTTTAAACTTTGGTGGACCTGGTACAAAAATTGCTAATCCATTTACACAAACAGTTTCTACAGCACCAAATATAATTCCAACTGCATCAACTATATCAGGAGCAGGAGCGCCAGCATTAACACAATCTGTGTTTAACCCTGCAACAGGTGCGCAAATGTCGTTAGCTCCAGGAGCTCCAATACCTCCAGGTTTTGAATTAGCTCCAGCTCAATTAACTGGAAGTCAAATGGCTAGTAATTATTTTAATAATTTAAGTTCAGGAAGTATATCTGCAGGTGTACCTACATACATTGCTGGTAGAGTAATAAGAAGTGCTTTTGATGATGATGATCCTACTACATTCAAGGCTGGTGAAATGGCAGGTGCTGCAATATCAGGTGCAGGAGCAGCAAGTGCAATAATGGCATTGTCACCAAAGTTAGCAGCGTTAGGTCCTGCAGGTATAGCTTTAGGTATTGCTATATCTTTATTTGGTGGAAAAAAGAAAAGAGATAAAGCAAGAAAACTACAAAGGGCTTATGAAAACGCTTTAAAAGAAAGAGAAGCTGAAATAAGAGAAATGTATCAAGAATCTGTTACAGAATCTAGAAAAGACAGAGAAGGTGAGGCACGAGCTGCTAACTATATGAGAACGGCTTCAAAGTTTAACAATCCATACGGAACGGGTAATTATGATAAAGGCGGTTTAACTCCAAAAGAAAAAGCTAAAATAGCTAAAATGGGTAGAAATGGTGATACTGAATTAGCACACATAACAAAAACAGAAGAATATTTACTTAAAATGTTAGGTGGTGCTGGAACAATAAATCCTGAAACAGGACTTAAAGAGTTTCACTTAAGAAATCCATTTTCAAGAAAAGGCAGAAGACATAATAGAAGACATTTGAATAACGCTGTAAAAGCTGTAAAAGAAAATGTATTAGATCCAGTTATGGGAGGAGTGCAATCAGGATTTGATGCTGCTGCTGATGTAACTGAAGCAACTATAGATACAGTATCAGATGTAGGACAAACAGCATTAGAAGCTACAACAGACGTTGCACAAACAACTGCTCGACCAATATTTGATACTATGGAAGTTGTAGGTGAAAATGTTATTGAACCTGTAGCAGAAAATGTTTTGCAACCTGGATTAAATACAGGGTTTAAATTTGTTGAGGCTGGTGGAGAAGTTTTACAAAAGGGTATTGAAACAGGTATAGACTTGGCAATGGAAGGTATCGAATTTGCTGGAGGAATGGCTCAAGCTGGAATGGAAGCAGTTGGTAAAGTTGCAGTTCCAATTATAGAAACTATAGCTGAACCAATTGCAAAAGGTGTTCAAGCAGGAGGTAGTGCATTATTTGATTTTATTCAAGGTGATGATGATATTCCAGACTTTAATTTACCACCAATGCCTAATATAGAAACTGCAGAAACTGTCCAAGATCCTAACATAGTCACAATAGATCCATATACAGGACGGCCTACAAAAAAAGCTTTTGACTTAAGTTTGGCATCAGGATCTGCAGGGTTTGTTAGACCAGATGATGTTGAGAAAGAAAATATATATTCAGAAACACAAGAATCAGTATAATGAAAGTTCCAGAACAAATAATAAATAGAGTTCTAAAACAACAACTTCAGCCAGGATATTTGCAAGCTGTTATGGGTATGATAAATCCACAAAAAAATGGATTAAATTCTGAAGGCAGGTTTGAACCATTTATTGAAAGAACAGATAATGGTGGTTTCGTGTTAAAGCAAGGTTATTCGATTATAGGAAAGTATAAAACTTTAGATGATGCAAAAGCAAAGAAAAAAGATTTACCTGCTTTAACAGTTGATGGTGTAAA